ACAACTGAGGGTTACAAAGGACAGATTGGTGCGTCAGAATTAACCGGAGGCACTGCCAAGCTTGTAATTCCTAACGTTAATCCATTTGATGTCGGTGATTTAGTTAACGTTTCCGGACTTGCCAGAAGCGAATACAATGGAACATTTGTAATAAGTTCGCAAAATCTAGGCGAAAATACAATCTCATACGTACCAGCAAACTACAGTTTGACTTCCCCTGGGGTAGTTGCTAGCGGCGGTTACTTGACATTCACTACCAGTGTTGCTCACAAATTAAAGGCAGGACAAAGAATCACTGTTAGCGGAACTAACGTAACTGCATTTAACGCAAGTTGGACTATTTATGATGTTCCTTCAACTACTACGTTTAGAGTTCAAACAGCTACAACTGGAAGCTGGGCATCAGGTGGAACTGTTGTTTATGAAGACATCTCTGTTAATAGCCAAATTTCAGGATACGTACACGATGTGGGTTATACAACAGTACCTGCAGGAACGCAGATATCTACGGAAGTTACCTCTGGCACAGTTGTTAACCAAATTATATTTACTACTTTAACTGAGGCGTCTATTCCTTTTGTTGAAGAAAACGGTGCCTCTGGTTCACAAAGCATTCTGGCTAGGCACGGAATTGATGTAGCAACACTATCTGGTAACCAACTAGACCCTAGCTTAGCAGTTGATATTGCTGGTGAGCTTCTTGGCTATTCAACTGGTGAACCAGACCAGTCTTTGTCTCTTTTAGAGACCGAAGTAGATATTTCTACAATAAAAATTTATGTAGAAAATGGAAATGCATTCGATACTTGGACCGCAGTGCAATATCTTGAAGACCAAACATCAACAGCTAAAGTTTATAAAGTCAGAATTGACTCTGACTTTAACATCTTCATTGAATTTGGAGATGGTATTGGAGGAGCTATTCCAGCTAAAGATGCACGAATAAAGTCTTCCTATTTAAAAGGTGCAGGAGTTGTTGGTAATATTCCTGCGGGAACTATGACTATTTATGACGTTCCAGGTGCAACCAGCCTAGTTAAAACAACTATCATGTCAAAGGTTGGAGCGTTTAATCTATCGGCAGCTACTGGTGGAGACCTTCCAGAGTCATTAGACAGCATAAGAAAAAATGCTCCTAGAGCGCTTAGAGCTTTAACAAGAGCTGTTACTCTAGAAGATTTTTCTAATTTGGCTTTGTCTATTCCACGAGTTGGTAAAGCAAATGCGGTAGCAAGTCTTCCAACCTCAGTTGCGGTTTATATTGCGCCAGAAAAGAGTGAGGCAAGTCTTGACCTGACTCCGGGTCTTAGTGGGTCGGGTGTTGCTACTCCAGAATTAACATTGTTAAAGTCTGATGTTGCTGCATATTTAGCAGATAAAGTTCAAATTGGTACTACAGTAAGTGTTTTGGACCCGTCTTACACTTACGTAAATGTTGCTGTTCAATACACTAAAAATTCTAGTTACTCACAAGCAGCTGTTGAAAGAGCAATAAAAAATCTTATTGTGTCTAATTATTCATTCAATAAAACTGATTTTGGAGCTTTAATTACACCGCAGTTAATTGAAAAAGATTTAAGGACTCTTAAAGAGTTTCAAAACGTTAAAGTAACTGGTTTGTATAGAAATGGCGGAAGTGGATTAAACACTCTTCTTGGAGCAGTAAACGAAATATTTGTGTTTACATCAGGAAACATAACATTAACCTCTCCATCAGCAGAAGCAAGACTTGCTTCTTCTTCTGGTATAGCTGTTACTGGTGCAACTATTTCTCCAACTTGGAATAGGGATATCTATGTCTACAGTACAAGTACAAGTAACTCCTCTGTCACAGTTACTCCAACTGAAGGTGCTACCGGACAAACTATAACCGTTGCAAATAAGGCAACTGCTAGCGCAAGTTCTCAAACTATAAACCTAAGTACAGGAACAAATATTATTTCAGTATCCGTAACTGCCGCTGATGGAATAACTACTAATAACTACATTATTACGGTGATTAAATCATGATAAAGGACTCTTCGGGAGCTAGAAGACTTTACGGAATTTATCGAGGTGTTGTTTTTGACAATAAAGACCCCGATGGTTTAAACAGAGTTAGAATAACGATTCCTCAAGTTTTTGGGGATAGTCCTTCTGGATGGTCGTGGTCTTCCGGCAATAGTGGCATTGATTTAAACATTCCTGATATTGGTCAGGGAGTTTGGGTTACTTTTGAGGGTGGTGACCCTTCATTTCCTGTTTGGTTTGGTGTTTTTGGTACTGAGCAAGGGTCAGGAACAAAGCTAACTTTAAACCCAGTACCTTCTGGAACTGTGTTGCCATATAATTTTAAACTAATTTCAAACAATGATAAAAATAGTCTTGATGTAATTGCTACTTTAATTAGCGTTGCCTCAGTTATAGACGGCGGAAACGCGTAGAATAGTAAAGAAGGGCAGGAGAAAAAATGCCAAATGCAAATTACCCAAGTAACTCGCTAACTTTTGGGTCAGACAGAGTAGACCTAGTTAGTTCGGTGCTAGCTGAGGATGTAAACTCTTTATACAGAGAAGTTGTTGCAATATCTACTGATTTAGGTGCAGGAGCAATGGGAGTAGGAACTCCGGGGCTGAGATACAGTGCTGCCTGGAACTCTGGTGGAACATTTGACACAACAACCACTACTTGGACCGGTCTTCAAACTCGTATTCAAAATATTGAAAAGGGTGTATACCAAGCATTTACAAATAGAGTTAGCACTGCAGGGGGAAGTTCAATAACTTCTTCAGCAGTTGGAGTGGTTGGATTAAATTTTAGTTTGATTTCTAGTCAGACTGCGAATCCTATTCAAATAACAAATTCTGCTGGAAATGCGCAAGTATTTAGCATTGCTCCTTCTGGGAATATAACCACTTCTGGGGGAATTACGACCTCTGGGGCTCTTGTAGTTGGGGGAAATGCTTCAGTTACTGGTACATTAGCAATTACCGGAAATGCGACTTTTAGCGGGCAACTTACTGCAAAAGTAATTAATGGTGGAACACCATAAGGATAAACTTTGGCTAGATATAATACTTTTAAATATGGTAGCGGACAGACTTATGGAGATTTAACCGCTAGCAAATACTCTGCTGAGCCATTTGTTGCCTATGCGCAAAACTATAACAAAATTGTAGTTACTTGGAATAACCCACAGGCAGACACCGGCGTTACCATAGCTAAATATAGATTGGTTCGTAGCCAATTTGCATATCCAGAAACTGAAACTGATGGATTGACTATTTGGGAATCAACTGTTCCTCCTATTGAACCTAGAGTAAATGATACAACTAATATTGCTCCAGGTAGATTTGCATTTTATTCTTTATGGATTCAGCTTGGGGATGACTCTTGGGTTCTTACTGGAGAAACAGATACGATTGTTCCAGCAAAACATACCTCAAGAATTTATCCTAAATTTATAAACCAAAATAACGTTGCTGTTGCCGCAGATATCCTGCTTCAAACTACGCACGAAAGACTACTAAGTTATCTTCCTCGGGTGTTTACGGCAGAGTATTGGGACAAAGGTACTACTGAAAAACCTAATCCTGAGGAACCTTATCTTTATACATCCCCTACTGGAAACATAAATACAGATAGGTACAATAAGCAAGTTACGTTATCAATGTTTCTTGAAGGTTTCTCTTTTACAATCGATGAGTTTTTAACTTATGGTGAGTTAATTCTCCCTGGATTAAGTGGTAGGTACAGCAATGCCGCCACTATTAAACTGCAAGGTGACCAGCTAGGAGTTCCAGAGGACACTCAGGGATTAACAAAAACTCAAAAGTACTTTGTTCGAGACGCAATCTATATCTACTCTAAAAAAGGCACATTAACTGGTCTAAATAGGTTTATTAAATCATTAACTGGGTATTCTCCTACAACTACTGTAAGTGGAAATGAAATGCTGTCTTTGCAGAACAGCACTTTCTATGAATCGGTTGGTGGATGGAAGGCTACTAATGATGTGTCAATTAGTGCGTTAAACACAAGCGATGTTCCGACAGTTGGTGGAAGCGATTTGGTGGTTGAACAAAATTGGATTGCTAAAATTGATTGTAGTTCTTCTGGTTCAAGTATCTATTTAGGTTCTGAAAACCCTATTTTAGAGTCTATTCCGGTTGTTGCTGGCCAGGAATACTCCTTTACTTATTGGGTAAAAAGAGACAGCAATAGTGGAAGCATTTTTGGTCAAAGTATTCTTTGGTATGACCAAAAAGGAAACCGTATCGACGATAACGCTAGTCAGGTTGGTCAAACCGTGACAACTAGTTGGGTTAGAAAAACTTACACAAAGACAGCCCCTACAGGAGCGGTGTTTGCTTCTCTTGGGTTAACTTTTAACAGCGGAACTATTTACTATTTAGACAGAGTTCAATTCTCTAAATCTAACGTCACTGACTACTCTGAGGCTCGCTCTATTCAAATTTATTTAAATCCAAGCACTTATTTTACTCAGACTCGAGTTAATAAAGTTCCTAGATTAAACGCTGAAATTAGTAAGTACTTACCGATAAATAGAGCCTATTTCATTACCTCATCGGCAGGGTTTGAAAGTTCTGGAATTACATCGTAATATCTAACCATGGATATATTTTTTATTACACTAGTTACCGGAATGGCCACTGGATTTTGCCTAGAATTAATATCATCACTTGTGTCTAGGTGGATTTCTACTAAACTATTGCGTATTATTTTAGTTCTACCAACGTCTTATGCTGGAGCTTATTTTCTAGGAGTTTTGCCTCCTGTAATATGGGTGGTTACAGCTGCTGGTGCATTTTTTGCTCTACTGGTGTTGCGTTGGCTAGACAAACCAGTTACTATTACTAACATTCGGCGTTAAGAAAGGTTCAAATGGATGAGTTATTCCTGTTATCGTTAACTCCATCCGAACTGCGGACTTATCTAGCTTTACGTCATCTATCAAACGAAACTGGCCTTATCAAAGCAACTATGGTTGAACTTGGTGAGGTAACCGGCTATTCTCGTGAAAGCATTCGTTTGGCAGTTCGTGAACTAGAAACTCGTGGTTTGGTGGAGACACACCGTACAAAACGTAATCTAGGAAAGCTGTATAAAAACGAGTATCAACTATTGCAAGTTGACTTGGCATCAACAGCTGTCTATACTAATACTGATAGTCAACAGACTACTAATACTACTAAAGCAGTAAATACTTCGTATTTACTGGGGGCTGACGCCCCGAGGAAGGCAAAGATGAAGAAGGAGATTCTGGTGGGCAAATGGCGTCCAGAAGGCGAAGACACAACTGGAGACGAGAACATTGGCGGTGTTGGTCGTTTTGAAAACGAGATAACGCCAAATATCAAAATCAGCAAACGTGACCCGAAGACCAGGTATCTACGTCCAAAGTCCGAGTGGACAGCGGCAGACGTTGCGTCAGAGTTTTCGGCAAGAGTTTATGCTAGAGTTCGGGGCATTCCAGGACTAGTAAAAACCGATTCAGTACGCGGAGCATTATCAAAATGGCGTAAACAACATGGCATAACTGCTGATATTGAGCTTGAAATAATGGACATGTATTTTGCTGACGAACGCATCTTGATAAATGCAAAAAAGAATCCAAAGTTTATTGTTGGAAGCTATCTACGTATGTTTACAACTCATTTAGACAAGGCTCTAGAAAACCTGGGATTACCTCCAATCCAAGAAGTTCAGCCGGAGGTTGCGGACTTTGAGCGTAGGGTGTATGTTTATGCTTCTGATGGAAAAGCTTTTGATAATTCACTTCCAGGTCGCAAAGCTCGTGACCGGTATGAACTATCGTTAAAGAAAGGAAACTAATGGCATACAACATTGCAGAATTAAGTCCGTTAAAAAGAAACTGGCTTTATCGTAACTCAAATATCCCACATAGGTTTTTAGGTTTAGAACCAGTAGATATTGAAAAAGACAAAGGCTCATTTCCAGAAGAAATTACCGATTGGGTTGAGTCTGCACTTCGTGGTGAAGTCATCAAAGCAATCGGAGGTCTTGGTGTAACTGGAGTTGGGTTGCTTTTTGATGGTAGCCCAGGTCTAGGCAAGACAACCCATGCTGTAACAGCAATCATGGAGTTTGTTCGTAATTTACCTGACTCAGATGAAGAGGCTCGTAAAATTCTAGGAGCTTCGGCATCTGATTATGGACAGGCTTTACGTCCCGTTTACTATCTAACTTTTCCTGACTTTCTTTCTAAGAAAAAAGCAACATTCGACGCTAAAGGCGACGAGAGAGAACTTTTAATTGCAGAAATGGAAGGGTTTCACGGCCGTTCAAAGCTTGACCATTTAAATGTCCGTGTTTTAGTTCTAGATGATTTAGGTAAAGAATACGGCTCAAAGTATGACGATTCATCGTTTGATGAAATACTTCGGTCTCGCTATGACAAAGCTTTACCAACAATTATTACGACCAATCGCGACCGCGAAGATTGGGAAAAGGTATATGGCAAGGCTATGGGCAGCTTTGCTTTTGAGGCGTTCCACTTGGTTCGTCTTGGCGGAAAAGACCTACGTAGGGAAGGGTAAACATGGAAAACGATTGGAGAACAATCCAGATATTTCTTGGTAAAAATCTAGATAAGTCTGGAGCACCTCAGATTGCTGAGGTATCAATGCACCTTGACGGGCCAGCAAATATTAAATGCACTTGTCCGGTATTTATTAAACTAAGTTACTGTCCTCACTCACTAAAAGTTTCAAGACGCATTGAGAAAAACAATGGAAGTTTTGGACTACTAGTTCCCGAGGATATCCCTGACGAGCTAGCGCATTCCGCGTTTAGTTCAGCAGAAACTTCCAGGGAGTTTGTTATTAAATACGGAAAGATAGAGATAGGATAATGCGGGGGGGAGACATTTCAAATGATACTCCTCCAAGGATTATTGTAATAATCGACGTAGTTACAGAGTCAGTTCTTAAGGAAGATAGGCGTCTTTTTAGGTCCTCTAAAGAGCGCGTTTATTCCAAGCTAAATAAGCTCGCACTATCTGAACTATGGAGACTTTCAAACCTGTACGGATTATCAGTAGAGTTAGCAGCTTTTGAAGATGATGGGTGGACCCAAGAAAGCGTGGACTCTTTTATTGATAAACTAGAGCGCCGTGGAGGAAACCCGTTCAACTATTCCGAACTTTATTTAGATATAGAAGACTTCATTGGAGACCTTCCATATCGTAGCAATTTAAAGGGCGTAATAGACATCCAAGGGAGAGTTGCAAGATACGGTTCCTGGGGTATAGAATTAAACAACTTATAAGGGAGTAAAAAATGGCACATGACAACGAATACAGGTTAGTAAGCAAAGTTATTGCTGAACGCCACATTATCCCCGTACTAGAACGGGGCATTAAAGATGACTGGATTATTGACGATGACTTACGTCGTGTCTGGAAGTTTGTTAGGGAACACTACACCACCTATCGCGAAGTACCTACCGTAGTCGCGGTCAAAGATAACTTCCCTAATTTTCAGATTCTTAAAGTCGAAGACACTATGGACTATCTTATTGACAAGATAGTTGAGTTTCGTCGCAACTCAATAACTCGTAAAGGTGTATCTGAAGTAGTCCAAAAAATGACTCTAAATGACCATGAGTCAGCACTACAGGAGATGGGCAAAGTTATTACTTTGGTCAATGACCAGGGAGTTATCGGTACAACTCACGTTGACTTGACTCGCGACCCAGACAAACGTTGGGAAGAATATGAGAACGTACAGAACTCAGTTCTACTTGGTGTTCCTACCGGATTTGCAAAGATTGACGAGGCTACAGCCGGTTTGCAGGGAGGGCAGTTAATTACTGTTATTGCTCCACCAAAGACCGGTAAATCGCAGATTGCATTGCAGATGGCTATCAACGTTCACAAAGCGGGTAAAGTTCCAATGTTCCAGTCTTTTGAGATGAACAATCACGAACAATCACAGCGTCACGACTCGATGCGTGCACACATCAGCAACTCTCGCCTACGTCGTGGAAAACTAACTTCAACGGAAGAGACTCGCTACAAGAAGATGCTAGCTTACATGGAACAGGCGCACCCGTTTCATCTTGTTGATGCAATTAACGGTTTAACTATTGATTCTCTTTTAGCAAAAGCAGAGCAGCTAAACCCAGACATTCTTTTTGTTGACGGTGTGTATTTGATGTTGGACCAAGTCACCGGTGAGGCAAACACGCCTCAAGCTTTGACCAACATCACTCGCGGATTGAAGCGTGTAGCACAGCGCCTGGATATTCCAATTGTCATCACAACACAAACATTATTGTGGAAGATGAAAGGCGGAAAAGTATCTGCAGATTCTATTGGTTATTCATCGTCTTTCTTCCAAGATTCTGATGTTATTCTTGGCCTTGAACCGGTAGACAATGACGACAGTGTAAGGCTTCTCAAAGTTGTGCAGGCTCGCAACTGTCCTCCATCTGAGACATCAATCACATGGAGTTGGGATACTGGTTGTTTTCATGATGAAACAGAACAGGCGACTTGTAAGTTCTGTACTCCTTGGAGCATGGCCTAATGTATGATATTCCTTTAGCGTTAACTGCTCTTGGCATTGACTTTACTGACAAAGGTAATGAGGCCTTAGCTCTTTGCCCTCTCCACTATGAGCGGACTGGAAAAGAAGACCAGAATCCATCCTGGTGGATAAACCTTGATACCGGACTTCACACTTGTTTTTCTTGTGGATATAAAGGCAACCTTCTTCAGTTAATTTGTGACGTCAAAGGTTTTTACTTTAACGGTGTCTATGACTATCGTGCTGCTGAACAGTGGCTGGCAACCGCGGCGGAAATTTCTATAGAGGATTTGCAGGCTGCCTTGATGGCGATGCCGTCTTATATTAATGAGTTTGCTAAACCTTTGGAGATGTCTGAGGCTCGGTTGGCTGTGTTTGTTGAACCACCGGCTGATGCTTTGTTGTCTCGTAAGATTACTGCTGAGGCTGCTGCTGAGTATGGTGTGCTTTGGGATGCTAAGGCTATGAATTGGATTTTGCCTCTTCGTGAGCCTTTGTCGGGTAATTTGTTGGGTTGGCAGGAGAAAGGCACTGTTAATCGTACTTTTAGGAATCGCCCTGCTGGATTGCAGAAGTCCAGGACTATATTTGGAGTAGGAAATCAGAATGAGCATATTGTGGTTGTTGTTGAGTCTCCCCTTGATTGCGTTCGTTTGGCTAGTGCTGGAATTGCTGGAGCGGTGGCCATCTGCGGGTCATCAATCTCGGAAGAGCAAGTAAAGCTTTTGAGGCGGTCTGACAAGATTATTGCTGCCTTTGATAACGACAAGGCGGGCCAAAAAGCCTCTAAAGAATTGCTGGAATTGGGTGTTAAATACGCTTTAAATTTGTTCTTTTTCAACTATGGTAGTAGTGGAGCCAAAGACCCTGGCGACATGACTGATGAAGAAATTTGCTGGGGTGTGGAAAACGCAATCTCGGCACTTTTTGGAGAATCAGCTTATGTTCAAGGGAACATTGAAGCCGTATCAAGTTGATGCGGTTAAAAAGATGGTAGACAAGAAACGTATACTTGTTGCCTATGAAATGGGTTTAGGTAAAACCCCCATGACTATTGCTGCAGTTGAGCAGCTGAATCCAAAGAAAACTTTAGTGCTATGTTTAGCCAGTTTAAAATATCAATGGCAAAAAGAGATTAGTAAGTTTAGTGATTCTACTTCTATAGTTATTGACGGAACTCCAAAACAACGTCATCAGCAATACTCTGATTCAGTAAACTTTGATTATATTATTATGAATTATGAGCAGGTTTTAAATGACTGGGATATTATTAAGACTTTTGATTTTGATGCTATGGTCTGCGATGAGGCGACCGCTATCAAAGGATTTCGAGCTAAGCGAGCCAAGAAAGTTAAGGAGCTGGCTAAAAGGGTAAATATTCGATTTGCTTTAACCGGGACTCCTATTGAAAATGGTAAGCCTGAAGAGATTTACTCAATCATGCAATTCGTTGACCCAGCGGTTTTAGGTCGTTTTGATATCTTTGATAAAACTTTTATTGTTAGAAATTATTTTGGAGGCGTGCAAAGATATCGAAATTTGCCCACCTTACATAATACTTTGATGAACCATACTGTTAGAAAGTCTCAAAAAGACGATGACGTAAAGCCTTACCTGCCAGATGCGGTTTACCGAGAGCCAATTGTGGTCCGATTAGACTCGGCATCTCAAAAGCTTTACAATGTAATTGCAGCAGATTTGCTAACTTTATTGATAGAGGCAAAAGATTTATTCGGCAATAGCTTTAGTTTGGCGGCTCACTACGGGCAGTCTTTTGATAAGTCTGACCCTATGAACGAAATGCGGGGGCAAATTATGTCTAGAATTTCAGCACTAAGAATGCTTTGTTCTAACCCTCAAAGCTTGTTAACCAGTGCAGTTAATTTTGAAAATCACGGTAAAAAGGGTAGTGCTTATGTTTACTCTTTAGGCACTTTGTTAGAGGGTCTTCATAAAAACAATAAGTTAGATGCCACAATTTCATATATACAGGAGCACCTCGATATTGACGAAAGCTACAAAGTTGTAGTATTCTCGTCTTATCTTGACTCTGTAGACCGTATAGTTAAGAGGCTTGCAGAACACAAGATAGAGGCTGTACCATATACGGGAGAGATGAATGCCAAACAAAAAGAAGAAGCCAAAGTCGGATTTCAGACACGAACTGGAATTCGCGTTTTGGTTAGTTCTGACGCTGGTGGTTATGGCGTGGATTTACCTCAAGCTAATCTCTTGATAAACTATGACCAGCCATGGAGTTCTGGACTTTCTGTTCAACGCAATGGTAGGATAAACAGGACATCTAGTGATTGGACAACAATTACAATTCAAGATATATTAGTAAAAGATTCTATTGAGCAACGTCAGTATGATATGCTCAAGCAGAAAGGAACCGTTGCCGGAGCAATCCTAGACGGGGCAAATATCAACTCCAAGGGAGGGGTTGACTTAACGGTTGGAAGTTTGATAAACTTCCTTACAGGCAAAATTGCATAGGAGGCAAAATGGCTAATGTAGTACCAGAAGAACCACGTGAATTCGCTGACCCAAATGACTTTAACACCCAGGTCACCGAGTACATCAGGCTAAAAGCTAGCATTAAGTTGATGGAGGCTCGCGCTAAAGAGTTAAATAAAACTCTTATGGAAAAAATTGATGAGCAAGGCTACGAAGACAATGACGGCAACTGGATTTTAGATTTAGAAAACCCAATTGATGGATTTACTTATCTTGAAAAACAGCGTCGCTCAACACGTAAACTAGACGAGTCAGTGGCTGAGGATATAATCATCTCTGCAGGCATTGAAGATGAGGTTTACGAAATGGTAAAAACCTTGAGTGAAGAAAAACTAATGGCTGCTTATTATGATGGAAAAATTACTGAGCAGCAACTTGACACGATGTTTCCCGTCAGTGTAGCATGGGCACTCTGGACAAAGAAATAAGGAATACTAGGATATTAAATATGCCAGGAATGCGTAGCGAAAAAGAAGTCCTTGAAGCTTTTAAGGGTCTTGACCGCGTACCTGGCTCAAAGCAAAAACGCAAAGCGCCCACCGCAGCTGCTGAAAAGCGCCGTAAGCAAATTATAGGTGAGTCAAATGGATGGGATGAAAATCCAATCATTCGTAGCATAAAAGGAGTGGAGACAGAGTTGTTTACAATCGGTGCGTTGGCAGATGCGCTTGAAAAAAAGATTGTAACAATTCGTCTATGGGAGAAAAAGGGTTATATCCCTGCTGCTCCCTACCGCTTGCGTTCCAAGAGTCTTAATGGTAAAAAGGTATTAGGTAATCGCGTTTACACGCGTCGTCTAATCGAGATTGCCATTGAGGAGTTCACAAGGCGTGGACTTCTTGGTTCTGCTCGTGTAGAGTGGAATCATCACAGTGATTTAACAGAGGTTATTATTAGCCGCTGGAAAGATGCTGTGGAAAACCGAGAGTCGTAAGACCTCCGACCAAATGAGAGCCGAAAGGCCTCCGACAGAAAGGAAATAGCATGTCTATTTCACAACCTACATACAACGCTGACGACTACCTAGTAGAAGACAGCGATACAGCAACACCAAAGCACGGCACAACCGTGCAGGCCGGATGGGGAGCAGCAGCTGCTTTCCTAAAGCCAGCTAAGCAGAAGGGTGCTTACCCAACTGACTTCAAGTTCACCGAGCAGGCACAGTTGATTCGTTTCCTGGATGACGAGCCTTTCTATGTGTATGAACTACACTGGATTGATGCCATCAAGGAAGGTCGCCGTTCATTTGTTTGTCTAGGCGACGACTGCCCACTGTGTACAATCGCAGGTGACAACCCACGTCCAAAGTTCGCTTTTAACGTGATTGTAAT